TATCGCTCTAGAAGTATGTTATAGATCTCATCGACACGCTGATTGAGTCGCTTAATCTCTGAGAGCAGATGAGTAATGACATAACCTGCAAGGCCACCAATGACTAGCAAGGTGCTTATGTAAAGGCTGAAGAAATCTTGCTGGCTCACTTTTTAGGACTCGCATACCCAAACACTCCAGCAACAATCGCGCCTAGAATGTGGCGATAGTCGAGAGAGAAGTTTGATGTAGTTCCCCATACTGCAAGGAAGGCTCCGACTGCGATTACTACTGGATGCTTCATGTTCATTATTCTCCGCCTAACATAGATACTTGAAAAAAAGCACCATCATTGTCAGCTTCTTTCTTAAAGCTAAAATGAGCATGCTTGGTGTGTTTGTTTGCGCCGCTGTATGGACGCCATTTCCAGTTAAGGATTCTGGAACAAATTCGACCCTCATAAATGATGTAGGCAATTCGCTTTTCTTGCTTAGACTTGCAAGCGATTCGTAACTGGTCACAAAGATCACCCATAATGTCTGGTTCTGATCCCTCGAAAAGGTCACGCGATGCATCAAAGGCACGAACCCAGCCCTGAGCATCTGGTATGTGATCAGACTTGCCAGCACGCATGTGCCTTGCATCTGCGATCCATCCATCGCTACGCCTACCGCGGCTTGGGAACGAGTCATCTAACTGCTCTCTGAGTTGGACAGCAGCTTTACTTAGTCTCGGCTTCAACCCAAGCACCTAGCTCTTCATTCCATGCATAATGATTTGCACCATCTGGATAAGCAACAGGTGCTTCCCAAATTGACCCCTTACGAGTCCAGGATGCATAAGGTTGAGGAATAATAAAGATGTCCTCTGTGGCATTGTAAGTATCACCGATACCAGCATATTTTCCACGAATGTTTGCATTATAGGAAGTGCGCTTGCAGGTTAAACCTCTGTAATTCCCGTACCAAGTTTCAGGATCTAATCCGTCAATGAGTTCTGTTTCGTCTTTACCCACAATGACTTCGACAACAATGTTGTTTTCATCTAAGAATGCGTAGTGTGCCATTAGACAGTCACCGTACCTGTTCCTGCTGTAAATGTATAAACTTTGTATCCTGTTGGAGTTGTCTTTGCATAAGTAAGACCGCCACCGATAGAAGTTAGATCAGCAAAAGTGTCAGGGTATTTAATAATTACTACACCTGAACCACCATTACCGCCTGAGTATGTGGTTTCGTAACCACCTGCTCCGCCACCACCACCACCAGTATTGGCTGAACCTGAAGTTGCTGCATTTGCTGGATTACCTGCACCACCAGTACCGCCACCGCCTGAACCGCCAGTGCCAGCGTTGTTATTGGCACCACCACCACCACCACCTGCATAAGTAACTGAAGTTCCTGAAATAGAATTTGCCGTACCTGCTCCGCCGTTGCCACCATTATTTGCACCAGCAGGAACATAAACAGCATTAGCACCTACTGCGCTTGAACCACCACCGCCACCTGCGTTTGCGCCATTAGCACCATTGCCACCTGCATAACCTTCAACAGGGCTATAAGAACCTGAGTTACCAGCTGCGCCAGTACCACCACCACCTGAGTCGGTACCGCCACCGCCGCCGCCAGAACCACCAGAGACGCCGTTTAATCTTGTATCTGGTGCGTTAGGTGGTACACCGTGACCACCGCCGCCACCGCCTGATGATGTAATTGTTGAAAATACTGAGTTGCTTCCGCTAGAACCTTTTGTCTGTGTTGGTGATGTTCCACCTGCACCACCTGCGCCAACTGTTACAGTAAATGAACCACTAAGGCTAAAACTTGAACCAGTGCGATAACCGCCTGCGCCGCCGCCGCCACCAGTGTTTTTTCCACCGCCGCCACCAGCACCAGCTACAACTAGGTAATCAACAAAAAGACCAGCTGGAGCTCCGCTAGATGCAATAATTCCAATGAGTGAGTTTTGCATTATGCAATCGCACCAACTACTGTCCATGAGTTAGCAGCAAGTTTAATAGCAGCAGCAGACTTGTAGCGAGCTAATACTGGTGCTGCACTTACTGCACCCGCACTTACTACAGTAGTAGTGCCAGATGTAACAGCTTGAATAGTAGTTATGCCTGCACCCTTTTGATACACCAGTAAAGTGGTGCCAATAGGAAAGTTATAGGTTGCATCAGTTGGGATGCTGAAGATGTTAGCTGCTGCATTGTCCATTGTGACAATCTGATTAAGACCATCTGCCTTAACTGCTGTGTAAGTAGTGCCAGTCTGTGCGTTGATGGTGAGACCAGCGAACTTGGTGTCAATGTCCTGTCCAAGCTCTGCAATTGCAGTCGCGCCATTTTTAACTAGGTCGCTTGACTGTGGAATGTCAAAGCCAAAGTTCGTTGTTGTAGTTGCCATTAGGTTAAAGCTCCTGTCGCATTTGTCCATGTAAGTGTAGCATTTACGCCATACCAATCTAGTGAGGCTGGCAATACTGTTTCCCACTGAGTAGTGCTGAGTGAGAAGTCTGTTGCTGAGATGTAAAGGGTAATCTCGGTAAAGCTAGGGGTAGCGCGTAAAGCTACATTCTCGACAAAGCCATCGAATGATCCACCGAATAAGTTGCTTGGTAGGTTCTGGATAATGACAGGCTGACCAAAAAACACCCCGATAAGACTGTCAAGCATGGCAGTAGGGATATCTGGATTGTCAAGTCTAAAGGTAATGGCTCCTAATGAGCCTCTAGGGTTCTTGCGTAGGTTTAACTCTCTAGAGGCAATGTCAGTGATGTCTGCAAGGTTCTTGATGTTAGAGTCGAACGAACGCTCAAAGAGGCCGTAAGAGGCTATAGAGTCGCTGTCAGAGGTACTGTAGGTTGATCCGTATCCTGTGGAGTAGCGATAGATAAGGCTGTTACGGATGCGAGCAGTCTGAGTTGTGGACTTGATAGAGGTTGGTGTTGCATACGAGCCATCGAGGTTAGTAAAGCCATTTGCTGCAAGGTAGTTAGATCTATGGTCTGCATCGTCATAGGAGACATCTCCGTCTTTTTCTTCATAAAGCTGACCTAGTGCGCTAGTAGCAATCTGATCTGCAAGGGTTTGAGACTTGGCAGAGGCACTAGCTGCAAGTGCGATCATGGTGTAGAAGCCTGAGTCAATCGTGCCGATGTAAGACTCAGCGTTTGCCCATATGACATCTGCTGGATAGGTTGCCCATGTAACTGTAGGTGTTAGTTCTGCCCAAGTTAGATTTAGAGCTGAACCTAAAATGGCTGCAATCTGTGCGCCATCTAAACCTTCTGCAAGGGCTGTGTTATAGACAACCTTTGTCAATTTAGCCAGTGAGCCGATGCCTAAGATCGTGCCAGTAGTGATGTAGCCAGTCTCGTCCGGGCTTCTGACTCCAATGTTAAAGTCTGATACTTCACCACCGAATACTGTAACATAAGTGCCACTGCCATTTTTTAACTCTAAAGTAATTGACTCTGTGACATTGATGGTGAAGTCTGCCCCAGTAGTGTTGATGATCTCTACTTGGCAGTAGCCTGCTGAGCATTGTCTGTCAATGTCCAAGCGACCAGAGGCAAAGGACACAGAGGTGACAGTCGTATAGACATCATCACCTACAGTCACGCGCCATTCTGGAAGCCATGTCATATTGCAAACACGCCTCCGACTAGGCTTCCACGATTTCTAGCATTTGTAATAACATCATCAATTGCTTCTGCAATGGCATTAGGATCACCAATGCCAGTATTTACATTGATCGTGACTCCTGCTGGCACTTGGTTGCCTGTACCAGTCGTACCTAATCCAACGCTAGAAGGCATTGATGGATTAGTTGGAGCAACGGAAGGAATAGAAGCACCGATAAAAGGCTTATATCCACCAAGTGCGGCTTGTTGCTGTTGATTAAGGGCATTAAAAGCAGAAGCAGCTGATCCAGCGAAGTTATTAAAGTAGGTCGTTAGAGATGCTAGTTGCTCCTTGACTGACATAAAGTTGAAGTTCTTGAAGATGTCATCAAGTGGCTTAATACCCTGAAGGGTGCTGACTAACTTCTCTGTGTTTTTTTGAGCATCATCAAGCAGTTTTGTGTATTTCTCAATCTGGCTAATGTTCTCATTTTCAATGGCTTTCATAAGAAGCAGGCGGATGCGATCTTCTTCTGAGAGCTTGCCTTTTAGAGCTGCTTCAATCTGGATCTTCTGAAGGTCAAAGATAGCCTTAGCTTTTGATAATTTAAGATTATCTTGCTGAGACTTTAGTGTTTTCTTTTGCATTGCCAATAATTCAGCAGCACGCTTTTTTGCCTCTGCCTCTGCTGCCTTACGGGCATTATCCTCTTTGACTGCCAAATCCGTTGAACTTGAAATCGTCATTGGTGTGCTAAATGGTTTAGGTTTAATGGCTGCTGCTTTACCCATTTTTTCTAATAGAGCAAAATAAGAAATGTCGTATAACACGCCAAAATCAGAATTGAAACCCGGAATAGTTTTTACTTTGGCGATCAAGACACCAATGCCACGAATAACATCTGCTGTTTTTGTAGCCACATTTTCCATAGAGGTTGCTAAACCATTGATAGAATTGTCGTCACCTAAATTACTCAGGGCATCGACTAAACCTTTTCCAATAATTTCTTGAGCATTGCCAGCTGCTACTTTGAGCAACTCCATCTTGCCAGCATAGGTGGTTAATCTTGTAGCGTTTTGCCCTGCAAATTGCTCATTTAATTTTTCTTGGATCTTAGTAAATCCAACAGTCTGCAACTCCGTTTTGGTAAGACCTAAATTGTACTTAGATAATCCCTTTGTTTGTCCTAAATAAGCCAGGCTTAAATCTTTAGAGACTTGAGCAGCATCCACTCCACTGCCAGCAGATACATCTAAAGCAAGTGTTAATAACTCTTGAGATTTAGCAACTGAGCCAGTGGTCTGCAAAAGGCTTTGGAAGGCTGGGCGTAAGACATCATCTGCTACACCTGCTGATTTTTCAAGATCACTAATAAATGTCTTGATCCTTGCATCCTCGAAGCCTAAACCAAGGTTTTCAACAGCTTTAGTTAATCGGGATGCGGCTCTTTCATCCTCTGCAAAAGCCTTCATTGATGCTTTTCCAAAAGCAACAACAGCTGTAACGCTAAAGGCAACGCCCAATGTCTTGGCTAAAGATTTGACACTCTTACCTAATTTATCTGTGGATGAGTCTGCTTGCTTAAAGGCTTTTGCACCCGTAAATTCGGATGCAATGTCAATGACTATGTTTGCCATAAGTTACACCTTCGCTTTTGCATTAAGTTGATCGGCTGCTGATTTAATAGCTGCAAGTACTGCAACTCTAGCCTTGCCATTGTTTTCATCATAAGCACGAAACAATGCGCGACCTTGCATTTTGGCATCACCTTTCATAGATGATCCATACTTGGCAGTTTGATTCTGTACAAAAATACTAGATGGAGTCTTACGCCCCATAGTCTCATAAATTGCTCCAGCTGCACTTTTATTAAATACACGAGCCAGAGATCTAAATCCTCTGCGATTAGCCTTAGAAGGTGTTGTCTTATAACCAATTCCTGCTTTAGCAATCTTGGCATCATAAGTGGGGAAGCGAGCATCAGAGTTTTCTCTTGCTAACCATCCGCTAAGGACTTGCCCGTTATCTGGAAGATAGCCTTTAGCAGTTTTTGTAATTGGCTTCAAGGCTGCACCAACATCTTTTGGCAACTGCTTAGCTCACAATACCAATACCTCAGAAGATAAAAAGAATAAAACAATAATTCTTTATTTAGATAGAAAAGCAGGGAGATGAATTGCTAAGATTGGGAAACGCAAATTCTTTTTCTTTAGCCATGACCCTGACTCTCTACAACACCTTGACTCGCCAAAAAGAACCTTTTCAGCCCCTAGAAGCGGGAAAAGTCAAAATGTATTGTTGTGGGATAACGGTTTATG